TGATAAATTGGAATCAATTTACACCAAAGAACATTCTCTGAAAGAGTTTACGGACAAGAAACATTTCAAACCATATGAACAACTTAAGGCTCGCCTTGACAAGGTTCTTGGTTTTGAAGGTGACGCTGTTCCTAATATTCGTGCAGAAGATATTGAATTGCCAGCACCAATTGTAAGGGTGAAAGCACCTGTTGCTGATACTGTAGATGATGACTTGGATTACTTCAAGTCTTTAGCTGAACAATAAACTAAACTTTCTCTGAACTTAGTTTGCCCCGCCTTGTGCGGGGTTTTTCATTATAGCATACCTTGCGCTTGGAAACTATAATCACCAACTTGTGATTTACTAGCAACAATCGCTTGTGAATTTTTTACACTATTGCTTGTGGAAATTGTTATTGGAGCTGAAGATGTTGGAGCAGATAGGGATGCTCTCATGTCTGAAGTGGCTTTAGATGCAGTGTCTAAAGATGACCCAACAGAAGAAGGTGTGGAGAACATTGAGAGTTCCTCATTTCTTCTTTGCACCAGTGCTTTATTCACCTCACCGCTGGCTTTATTATATTCTGGAATTTTTTTCATAATTTCCTGATTACTTCTTTTTCCGTTATCGGTGACTTGATTTAAGGCTCCTGGTCCTAAATTATAAACGAATGAGGTTAGTGCATCTATTTGATTTTGATTCCAGTCATAACTATGTTTTTTTCCAAATTCAACAACAGTTTTTTGTGATTTTGCTACATGCTCACGTAGACGCACATTTGCCTCAGCTTCAGTTATTACTTCATCCGGCCTGTTGGCTTTTGTGCCATATCCAATACTATATTGTTTATGATCCTTATAGGCCTTAGAACTGAAACCCTCTTTCTTTTTTATGAAGTTGATTAGTTGTTCACTAACTTCTCCTTCACCTGGCGAAACTTTTGAAGGAGAAATATCGAGTCTTCTTGGATCTTTGGCCGCAAAATCAACTCTCATTCTATTAGATTTTTCTTCACCTGTTTCATATTCAGTTCCAGCCCATCTACTACCAATAGACTTTCTTGTGTTTTCTGCGGCTATTTGTTCGGGAGTTTTTTCTTCTCTTTGGCGCCCTTCTATTGGATCATATCCATGTTGTTTTATAGCTTCGGACCGTAAAATTGGATTATCTAATTGCTTAAGTTTTCCTTCTTCTTCTTCAGATAAACCTTCTTCTTTTTTCTTTTTAGTTAAAGCTAAATATTCTTCTTTTCTTCCGTCATAGTCGCTTCTCAAAAAACTTAACACTCCAGCAACTGCTGTCATTCCAGCTAAAGCTAAGAACAAAGGATTAGTGGCTACCATCATAGCAATTCTAAAAATCGCACTTAAGCCTTCCTTAGCAAAACCTAAAGCCTTCATTAAATTATCTACAGTAAATATTCTGGATAGTCCTTCAAGTATTGTAGTACCAAGTCCACTCAAAGCTCCAGTAATCGCACTAACAATTGTGCCACCTAACCCACTCAAAGCTCCAGTAATCGCACTAACAATTGTGCCACCTAACGTTAGTAAAGGAGCCAGAAGACCTAAAATGCCACCAGGCTTTTCTTCTTTTTTCTCGACAATTTTAGATGGAGTAGTTGTTACGGTTTTAACTTTTTCTTTTCCAAATTGGCTTTCATATGCAGATTCTCTTGCGGCCGCATCTTTAAAGAACATATCTGAACCACGTGATGCTTTTCCTCCACCCATAGTCACCAGTTTCATAATGTTTTGACGCATGACATTTATGTCTCTTGCCATTGCATTACTATTCATTGTATTTTTTGCAATGATGGATAGTTGCGCTTCTTGTTTTTGTGATGAAACTAATAATGCATTCAGCGCCTCAGACTTTATTTCACCATTGAATGCACCAGAATCTGATAATTTTTTACCACCAGATTTATCAATCGCTGAATAACCTTTGCCAAATATTTTTTGACCAGTAGCAGACACAATACCACTACCACCAAAAAGTATGTTTCTTGGATCAAGTCTTTCTTTTGCTCTTTTGAAACCAGCTGATCCTAAAGAACCAAGCACACCTTTGCTTTTCAGTTCTTGTTTATAAATGTCTGTGAATGTTGCCATTATCGTTTTCTAGCCTGCATTTGTTGTTTTAATTTTTCATTTTCTTCTTCTACATGTCGCATTAGCATAGTAACATAAATCGTTCTTTCCCAAGGTAACATATTGTCCAACTCGGTCAAGTTATATTTGTGGTGTTGCATCAAAGCAAAATTAGTTTGGTAATGATTCACCAATGTTTCATGGCGAAAGGTTATCCGAAAAAACTTTGTATTCCCTCCAACACCACTTCTTCCTGATACCCACATTTAGAACATTTAAAATCTAAAATTTTCTTCATCTTGGGTATCGTATCAAAAAATTCTTGGACCTTTTCAAATTGTTCTCTAGTTAGACTATCAATAAATTCTGTAAGTTCATTTTCAGAAGCATCTTTTGCGTAGAATAAGTCTTCATCATTGTAAATATAATCTATACAACCAGTAATCATCCTAGTTAACATTTCTGTTTCTTTCAATCCTTCCATTTTGGAAATAATTGAAAAATCAGGATACTTCATAACAACACCAAGTTTTGGTGTCAACTCTATCTTTTTAGTGTGTCGTTCATCAAATGTTGGTTCAACTTCCAAAGCATTAAAATTTAGCTTAATGATTGAATTACACTTCTTCGTTTCTTCTCCGTCTTTTATAACATCGTTATTACACTTGTATTGTAAATCAATAATTTCACCAATAGACCTTGCTCTCAATTGCAGAAAGATATATTCTAAATCTAATATAGGTAACTTATCAACATCTATTTCATCCACACAGCAGTTTGTTACAATTTGTTTAATCGCTAACAAAACAGAGTTTTCATCTTCTGCTTCCATAGCCATCAAAAGAATCTTTTCTTCTTTGACCAAAAATGGTCTAATTTTTATCTTCTTATTTAATAATGGTAAAGTAATTTCGTAAATAGGCACATCAATTTTTGGTAACATTTTTATCCTTATCTAATATTAATTCCCCCAAGAATACGAGTACCAATTGCGCCAAAGATATCTGATGCATTTGGAAAATCGTATTGCAGGTTTGTAATCACTTCATATTTTGTGTAAGCGAATTGTGTAGTCAGTCTGTGAAATCCATCTTCTGCCCAACTTAGCGGCATTGGAGAAATTGAAATTGGAAATGCATCAATTAATTTCACCGCATAAATTTGTTTGACAAATTCATCGTACTGAACGATGGCGATATCTGTGGTGTATTGTCTTTGTCCATTTAAATTCGTTGAATATCTGACATTATGTGTATCTGTTGGTACCATAGCTTCCATCCATGTGTCAAACAATCTTCTTTCATAGAAATCGTTTGTACAAATAAAGGTAAATGGAATTGGTGCATATTCTGTTTTGTAAGGTCTCTTAAATACTGGACCATATATGTCAATATCATTTGTTAAAACTGATCTGCCCGGTAATTCAGTACTCTCGCATTGCATAGCCAAATATCTACTAACTGTAGAGTTTAAAGCTGGCACACCTTGCCCTGAACCAGCGTTTCCGAAAATATTGCTGATGAACCCGTTCACCGAACTTACCGCAGAAGATGTGACAGTATCCAATCCTTCAATGAAAGATTCGTATGTTGATTTGTTTATATTATTTACTACACCTGGAGGCATATTCAAGATAACACGAAATCGGCTTGGTTTTGCAAAGCCGCCATGTTGAACCGCATTTGAGTAAAATATTTGTGGTGAAAATGCCATTAGAATTTTTTCCTAGAGTCTGCCCAGACTTTGTGTTTAGTCGCTTTCTCAAATTGCTCAACAGGGAGTAAAGCGGCAATGTCCCATTCATCAGCTGGAATTTCAACAAATCTAGATTGCACATGAGAACCTAGATATCGCTTAATGCAAGGTGTTGCTTCATATGCTTTCGAGAATGCGGCTAGCATTTGATAGTTTAATCTTAGCTTGGTTTGTGCATCAAAGCGTTTATCGGTGGCATGTTCGCTCAATTTATCCAAAAGAATGATACGTTGCTTTGGGTGAATGTAATGTAAATTCAGCCCTAGAAAACCGTCTGGGTATAGTTGTATT